ATGAAGAAAAACCAAAAAAAGTTTATTAAGTAACTTGACAATTTAATATTGGCGTGTTATTGTTAATAATAATAAGCGGGGTAGTTTAAAGAAAACAACTTGCCCAACAAGAAGATGTCGATGTCAAGTTCGGCCCCCGCTCCAAACTTTTTATATTTTTTTTATAAAAAGTTAGTAAAACTACTAACTATATTGTATATATAGTAGTACAAGTCCCTTGGAAGTAAAGGGTTAAAATTAACTTCCACTAGATTGTCGATGCAATTTTGCACGGCATTAGTCAGAAGGAGATATTATGACTACGGAAATATATGTTCGGGATTCCTCCGAATTTACCCTCAATACTACAACACTAGGTAGAATTTATAAAAGCGGTTCCAAAGGCGTTAATAGCAAAGCATCAACTATTGATCGTGCTACTGGTTTTTTGCAACGTCTAGCTCAAAAGACAATATGGCAACAAGACGATTTTGCCAAATGTAAAGAATATCTTGTCTCTATGATAAAGGGGAGTAACCTTTTAGACTCTTTTGTAACTGTTCCTGCTGAGTTACTTCTAGCAACAGTGAAAGATAGGGTTACTTCAACAACGGGTGAGATAAACGAAGCATGGGTTCAAGTTGGAAAGTTTCTTGAGGAAAGAATAGAATCTGGAGTTCAACATTTTATTATTGATGGCCAAAATCGATTATTTGAATCTATCATTCCTTTCTTTAATAATGAAATTAGTTTATCAGCAGAGCAATCTATAGTTTTTATCATGTCAGATAAAAATGGTAATGTTGAAGAGTTTGATGCAAAAGGCCGTTTTTACAAAGACTTGCCTGTGGAAATCCAAAATTGGATTATGGAAATTCAAATACCTGTAGTGATTGGTACGAGAGGCGATCTTGAAAGATTCTGTGAAACTCTAATTTGGAAGAATGAAGGTATTGCTTGGGATGATTGGCAAAAAATGGTAACTAAAAACTGGTTTACCAAATATTTAAGCCAGATTAGAAAACTCTCCGATAAAGATACTGCTAACCCAATAATCACCAAATTACTTTCTAAAGTTGCAGGCAAAGCTTACGAGTATGATCGTAATGGTTGGGATAGGTTTATTTCTGAACTCCTTATGTGGATGGTTCGTGGAACTGAAGTAACTAAACTTGATGAAGTAAAACTTTTCTTTGATGGTAACTATACGGTTTCTCAACGACACCTTAATAATCTGGAAAGATACTTAAAAGAGTTTGGTGAAGCATATAATAGTGTTTGGAAAAATGGCAGCACTGCCGCTGATGGACGATCAGGATCAAAAGGCATAACAAACACCGAATTGAGAAATTACGTTTATATGCGTTATGCTTTAGATAATCCAAAGTCGGATGCATTTAAGGGATTGAGTGTTCCTAATTGGAAGGTAAATAAAGGCGTTTCATTTGCATCAACTTATAAGTTGTATAACGGCCTTTTGATGAAAGACCCAACGAAGTTTGGTGAACTACCTAACAGAACCTTATCAAATAATAAAGTGGGTGGTAAATTTTTGACTGCAAAGACGCCGGGTGCTTACGTCACACTATGTGGTCAATATGATAAGACTCATATACAAGGACGTTTGGAGATATTGTTTTCTGTGTTGGGTGGTAGGAAACCAGAGACAAAACATATTTTCGATACATTGATAAAAGAAAATATTGTAACAGAGATGGCAAAAGACATCACGCCTAGTATGGCTGAAATATATGAGAACAATCCGTTTACAGCTGATGGTGAAAAAATCAATGTTGTGGATCATGATAATACTAATCTTTTTGATATTGGTCATGTAAATCCAAAATCAAAAGGTGGTAGTAATGAAGACGTTGTTTTGCAGAAGAAGTCACCAAATAGGAAGTTGCAAGATAATCCAATTCCAATTTAACGCTTGACAATCTAATATAGACTATGTATAAATAGGGGGTGAGGGTTTCATCCCCTATTTTTATTTAATGGATATGGAGAGATTTATGCCACTGCAACAATACGTTCAACAACTGCGCCCCCGTACAGAATCATACACTCCCCATGTCGATAAGATTCAGAGTCTTTTCTCTGAGGAAACATCGCTCCCTGTTGATGTTTTTGGTGGTTTATCTTACGAGAGAAATGAACGTCAATCATCTTCTAAAAGAGATGTTATCATTGTCCGGTCTAAGGACAGAGAAACAGATAGAGATGAAATTTTAAGAAATCTTAATCAGTCTGGGATTCCTGCAAAACTAGGTTCGGGTCAATCGAGTGTTGATCCTATTGATGGCACTTATGAAGAAAAAAACTTTCGTATATTTTTAAAACCTATTTCTGGTGGTATGCAAGAAACAACTCTAAATGCAAGTATCACTGAATTATTTCCTTGCATAGCATTTGAGAAAAATTTTCAACCAAAAGACCCAACTAGTTTTCATCAATTTTTATTGAGTGTTGATGTTAAAAAATTAAGATGTGTTGGTTCTAAGGATATTGCAGCTGCCGAAGAAACTATTAACAAAGCAGATACTTCTTCTAAATTTGAAGAAAAAATGAATAATGCTATTGGTGTGTATAAATTTATAATAGATTCTTCTCAGGATAAACCAATTAAAAATGTATTCTGGGGATATAGACAGAAACCATCTGGTGTTCCAAAAAATCATCCCGGCGATATGTTTATAGAGTACAATGACGGTAAAAAGTTGGGTGTTAGTCTCAAAGCTGGCGGTAAGAAAACTTCTGAACCACAACTAAATACATATGTAACTCCCGTTTTTAATTCTTTTGGTGAAAAAGGAAAACTTAATCTTTTAATGAAAACTGCGTACAGTCAAGTGTATTCTAAAATTGACGGTATGCCACCATTAAATAAATTTATGAAGGATAGAAAAACTCAACAGGTCTTGCGAGATTTTGATAAAAAAAATAATAAACAGTATGAAGATTTTTATAATCAGTATTTAGAAATTATGAGAGATGGTATCATTGCACTATTTAACTCTAGTACGAAAAAATCTCTCAACTATATTAAAACAGAAGTTTTGAGGGATGCTCCTGATGTACCAACAATGGTTATCAAAGCAATCGGTTCATCATATGAAGAGGTAACAGATAAAGATGTTGTGGGTGTATTTCTACCACAAGTTAAATTTGTTAAGGCATATAAAAGTAGTTCTTCAAAACAAAATTGGTTCATTGAATTAAAATCTGGTGATGAAAAACTGATAATGAATATGACTATAAGAACAAACAAGTCAGGCCATGCTGGACAAAAGAAATTGGGTCAATACAGTTTGTCTGTTAAATATAACGGATTGGTAAAATGATAACACAGTCAGATTTAAATCAGGTTGAGAAGTTTGCTGACCGTCTGTTTGCAAAGGTTGGTATCGATGTAGAATTCACTCGACACTTTATGGACAGGGTGAATGATGCTCGTAATAAGAAAGATATTACACCTTCTGAACTGACTCGTCTATTCAAGCAGTCTTATTCCAAGTATGGTAAGAAGATAGCACAGCTTGGTCCTGATGCTGAAGCTGTTATCAATGACATGAGGACGAATATCAATATGCCATTTGTCCTTAATCTCAAGGGAAATGAGTTGGAGTTGGTGGCAAAAACTGTTATGCGTAAGAAAGATTTCAAGACCTCTGGTCCTAAGTTGTCTTTTGAACAGTTTAGTAATCGTTCACCTTTTGTTCTTTTAGAAGATAAGGGTGGTAAGAACCTTCACCTAGAACACATAGAGGATGAAATACTCAACTATGGTGTTGATGGTGGTAGAGCTGCAATTAACTTCCTACAATCATTGCGTGATATGTTAGCGGGTTCTGCACGTTCTAGTGTAAATATGACGGTTAAGTGGGACGGTGCGCCAGCAATCTTCGCGGGTGTTGAACCAGAGACAGGTGACTTTTTTGTGGCCAAGAAATCTGTGTTCAACGTCTCACCTAAATTATACAAGACCACAAAAGAAATTGATGATGATTTATCTGGAGCGTTAAATGAAAAGTTTAAAGTTGCACTTAAAGAGTTTTCTAAATTGGGTATCAAGGGGGTACTCCAAGGTGACCTCATGTTCACGAATGATGTGGAAACAGACACTATCGACGGCACTAAGTGTTATACTTTTCAACCTAACACTATTGTTTATGCTGTACCTGTTGATAGCGTATTAGGTAAGACTATCAACAAAGCAAAAGTTGGTATTGTCTGGCACACCACATACACAGGTGACACTCTACAGGGAATGAAAGCATCATTCGGTGCAGACATTAAGGGTTTAAAGAAACCTTCTAGTGTATGGATGGACGATGCAACCTATAAAGATGCATCTGGTAAGGCAACATTCACTGCCAAAGAAACTGATGCAATCACTGCCATACTATCACAAACTGGTAAAACCTTTCAGAAAATCAATGCGAATGGGTTGCGAGCATTTCTTGTTGTGCAGAATGGTATGACAGGTTCTATTGCTGGTGCATCTCTCAAGACCTATAATAACAGTAAGGTTCGTGCGGGTGAGAAGATCAGTAACCCAGCTGCACATGCCAAGGGGTATGAAAAGTGGGTGTTTGACTCTATTCAGAAACAGATTGACAAGGCCAAGAGTGACGGTGGTAAGAAGAAATATACTGATATGCAGAAAGAGTATGTGCGTGAAGTTAAGAAACACACCCGAAATCTGACACAAATCATCACTTTCCAGAACCTATTGGTAGATGCAAAGTCACAAATTGTAAATAAACTAAATAGTGTAAAGGGTTTGACCGATACTTTTATTAAGACCTCGAATGGATTTAAGGTGACTAATCCCGAAGGATATGTTGCTATTGACAGAATAAGTGGTGGAGCGGTAAAATTAGTAGACCGCATGGAGTTCTCGTTTAACAACTTCACTGCTATAAAGGCATGGGACAAATGAAAAAATTTAGAGAAATTTCTGAAAAAGCCGGTGATACAGCTGTATTCACTTTTGGTCGTTTCAATCCTCCGACAATCGGTCACGAAAAATTAGTAAATGCTGTTGCGAAACAACAGAGTAAAAACTCTGGTTCCAAGATGTATGTGTATGCATCTCACTCCACTGACCCGAAGAAAAATCCTCTGCCCTACGCAAAGAAGATTGCGTATATGCGTAAGATGTTCAAGAAGTATTCAAGGAACATTATTACAGGAAAACCCAGAACTGCAATCGAAGTTGCCGTAGAACTCTATAATAAAGGGCATAGAGCCATCGTGCTCGTTGTAGGTTCGGATCGTGTTACAGAGTTTAGAAAACTTCTAGAAGAATATAATGGTGTTGAAGGAAAGCGTCACGGTTACTATGGCTTCGATAATATAGCGGTTGTGTCGGCGGGAGATCGTGATCCAGACGCAGAGGGCGTAGAGGGTATGTCGGCGTCAAAAATGCGTGTTGCTGCCGAGAAGGGTGACTTCGATTCTTTTAAGACAGGTATTCCTGATTCTATGAGCGATGCTGACAAAAAGAAAATGTATCTTGATGTTCGCAAGGGTATGGGTATGCGTGAGGAACGTGAAATGGGTGATGACTATGATTCATTGCGTGACGCATACCTCACAGGTAAAATCTGGAACGTGGGTGAAGTTGTAGAGGCAAACGGTGTCAGTGGTGAGGTTGTTCGTAAGGGCACAAACTATCTCTCATTCGTAGCAGAGGACGGTAAGGTTCATAAGGCATGGTTACATGAGATTGAACTTGATGAGCGCAACTACGCCAAGGAATATGCGAACTACCAAGGAACACCAGAACAGATTGCTCGTCGTTCTTCAAGGAACAAGGCTCGTAGGGCAATGGGTGACAAGGCAGTTAAGGGTATGGATGTCGGCCACGCTGACAACAACCCAATGAATAATGACCCGAAGAACCTACGCATGGAGAAACCATCTGACAATCGTAGAGAACCACGATTGCGTGAAGAAGATGAACTTGATGAGATGGCATGGTATAAAGTAGCACTAGCAAAAATTAGTCAATTGAACCACCCTAAAGATTATGAAAAAATGGTCAAACAATATGCGGCTGATATGAAAAAACCAGAACTAAAAAACAAGACTGCTTCTTATATCGCAGCAAGGATTGCCAATCAGTATAAGGGTCAGGACGGTAGAAAGCTTGTTCAGTATATCAACAAACTGGTTGATGATGGTAAACTCCCCAAAGAACTCAAGGCAGAATATCAAGAGGAAGAAACAGTGCAGACATTCTCTGACCTAGTTAAACAGATTAATGAAGTAAAACAAGACAAAGATATTGATGATAAGGATGGAACACAACCAGCAAAGTACTATGCTGGTGATATGGCCAAGTCTACCAAATCCAAGAGAGATGCACACTTCAAAGCAAAGAAGGCTGGTCCTGCTCCCGGCGATGCTGATGCAAAGACAAAACCATCCACACACACCAAGAAGTTCAAACAGATGTTTGGTGAAGTGCTTCCTGATAATGCAGATCAGGGAGACTATATCGATGATTTCGAGAAGTCAGATGCACCACAGTTCAAGGGTAAGTCTAAAGAAAAACGCAAGGACATGGCTATTGCTGCATACCTCTCAAAGAATGAAGAAGTTGAACTTGATGAAAAGATTGAGGGTCTTGTAAATAAAGCAGAGAAATCTGGTATGCCATATTCTATTCTCAAGAAGGTATATGACCGTGGAATGGCAGCATGGAAAACTGGTCATCGTCCCGGCACCACACCACAACAGTGGGCGATGGCGAGGGTCAACTCGTTCGTGACAAAGAGTAGTGGCACTTGGGGTAAAGCAGATAAAGACCTTGCAAAACAGGTTGAACAGATAGAAGAAGCTTGTTGGGATGGGTACAAACAGGTTGGTATGAAAAAGAAGGGTAATAAAGAAGTGCCCAATTGTGTACCAGAAGAGACAGAATTAAATGAGTGGGGTGAGATTGAGGAAGAATCAGAATACCAAGGTCGTAAGGTCACACTGAACAAACCTACGGCTGGAGATGTAAAGAAGTCCAAGGTGTATGTCAAGAATGAAAAGGGTAATGTAGTGAAGGTCGAGTTCGGTGATCCTAACATGCAAATCCAAAAAGACATTCCAGCACGGAGAAAAAGTTTCCGTGCGAGACACAATTGTGACAATCCCGGCCCTAAATGGAAAGCAAGATACTGGTCTTGTAAAGCATGGTAATACATAAATAGAAGATAATAAAGGAAAATCCTATGTCAAATTACAGAAAAACAATGACCGAAGCCTTACGAGAGATGTATCCTCTTACAGAAGAAACACAGATTGATGAAGCTACAATGAGTTCTTCTCAGATTGCGAGGTTGAAGAAGGCATATGAACCTATGCGTGATAAGAAAATCAGTGTTTCAAATGCTGATAAACTTAGCGCAATGATGGACAAGGTGGGTAAAGACAAAGAAGCACTTATCCAGTTGTTCAAGGCAGATATTCCTTTCGTGAGTCAAAGCGCAGTAACAAAACTTATTACCAAGCACAATATGAAGGGTGCTGAGATTAATAAGTTGCGGGAAG